AAAACTTTTTTCAGCCTTGCGGTCGTCAAGAACTTTCTTGATTCTAATCCTGATGGTTATTGTCTATATTTTGACACTGAAGCCGCTGTCAATAAGAATCTTATCGCAAGTCGTGGGATCGACCTGAATAGATTAGTTGTTGTGAACGTTGTTACAATTGAAGAGTTTCGTACCAAGGCACTCAAAGCAGTGGACATTTATCTCAAAACTTCAGTTGAAGATCGCAAACCATGCATGTTTGTGCTAGACTCTTTAGGAATGCTTTCTACTGAAAAAGAAATCAAGGATGCCCTTGATGATAAACAGGTTCGTGACATGACCAAATCACAACTTGTCAAAGGTGCTTTTAGAATGCTTACCTTGAAACTTGGTCAGGCAAACATTCCAATGATCGTTACCAACCACACCTACGATGTTATCGGTTCTTATGTTCCTACGAAAGAAATGGGCGGAGGTAGTGGTCTCAAATATGCTGCGTCTACGATTATCTATTTGTCTAAGAAAAAAGAAAAAGATGGAACAGAAGTTGTCGGAAATCTTATCAAGGCAAAGACTGCTAAGTCGCGTTTAAGTAAGGAGAATAAAGATGTGGAGATACGTTTGTTTTACGATGAGCGTGGCCTTGATCGATATTATGGTCTTCTTGAACTTGGTGAGATCGGCGGACTTTGGAAAAATGTAGCAGGACGTTATGATCTAGGTGATGGTAAGAAGATTTATGCCAAACAGATTCTTAAGGAACCTGAAACATATTTTACTGAAGATGTGATGGAAAAATTAGATGCTATTGCTAAGGAGGAGTTTTCTTACGGATCATGAATGTACTTGACTTTGTTTTAAAAATTGATAATGTGCTGCCCGATGAGATCTGTGATGAACTAATCAAAATCTTTGAAGAAAGTGAACATAAAGATAGATTGGATTTGGAAGGATATCCAAATTGGACCAATCTTTTCATTTGTCATCATCATCCCACAGCAGAACAAAAATTAAAGCATGTATACTTAGCAGTTGCTCGTAAGTATCAAGACTGGTTAGGTGAATATGGTCTTTACTTTAATACTAAAGACTTTGATTTTGAGGGTTCTAATGTTAAGAAGTATGTTGGTGGATCTAATGATCTATACAAGAGACACGCTGATGTTTCGTCTATAGACACTTCACAAAGATTTGTTGCTTTGCTTTTTTATCTTAATGACGATTTTGAGGGTGGAGAAACTATTTTCTATCCTAATATGTCGATCAAACCTAAAAAAGGATCTGTGGTGGTATTTCCTCCATTTTGGTTATTTCCGCATGAAGGAACCCCTGTAATTAAGGGTGAAAAATATATCATGTCAACATATTGTCTTTGGAATCATATGTCATGTCAAGATAGGAATTAGAATGGATAAGATTGAATTTTTAGTTCTTAGAAGTCTTCTTCATAATGAAGAATACTGGAGAAAAGTGATTCCTTTTGTTAAAGCAGAATATTTTGAAGATTCAAATCAAAGAATTGTGTATGAAGAAATTCATTCTTTCGTGACTGAATATAATGAGATTCCTACAAAGGAAATCTTAAATATTGAAGTTGAAAAACGTAAAGATATTAACGAACAAACTTTTCGGGAGATTTCTAAGGTTATCAGTTACCTGGATAATGAACCTGCTGAATTTGAATGGTTAATTAATACTACAGAAAAGTGGTGTCGAGATCGTGCTATATATCTGGCATTATTGCAATCTATTGGTATTGCTGATGGTAATGATTCTCAAAAGACACCTGATGCCATTCCATCTATTTTATCTGATGCACTTGCTGTAAGTTTCGATAATCATGTGGGGCACGATTCTCTTCAGGATTACGAACAACGCTATGAAATATACAACAGGAAGGAGTCTAGGATTCCGTTCGACCTTGAATTCTTTAACAAGATTACAAAAGGTGGCCTTCCTAATAAAACACTTAATATTGCTCTTGCTGGGACTGGTGTCGGCAAGTCTTTGTTTATGTGTCATATGGCTTCTTCTGTTTTACTTTCAGGTAAAAACGTACTCTATATCACTATGGAGATGTCTGAGGAGAAGATTGCGGAACGTATTGACGCAAATCTTCTGAATGTAAATATTCAGGACATTGCTGATCTTCCTAAACAAATTTTTGAATCCAAGGTATCGAATCTTGCTCAGAAAACACAAGGAACTTTGATCATTAAAGAATATCCTACAGCATCTGCTCATAGTGGACACTTTAAATCACTTCTTAATGAGCTTGCACTTAAGAAATCATTTAGACCTGATATTGTTTTCATTGATTACCTTAATATATGTGCTTCCAGCAGGTATCGCGCAGGCAGCAATGTCAATTCATATACAGTTGTCAAAGCAATTGCTGAAGAACTTCGAGGATTGGCTTGTGAAGCAAACGTCCCTATCGTTTCTGCCACGCAGACCACTCGCTCTGGTTATGGTAGCAGTGATGTTGAACTTACTGATACTAGTGAGTCCTTTGGTTTGCCTGCTACTGCTGATCTTATGTTTGCCCTTATTAAAACTGACGAGCTTGAAGAGTTGGGACAGATACTTGTAAAACAACTTAAAAACAGGTATAATGATTTGACAATCTTCAAACGTTTTGTTGTTGGTGTAGATCGAGCAAAGATGAGACTGTACGATTGTGAACAGTCAGCACAGGAAGATTTACTAGATAACAAAAAAGATGAAGAGTATGAGTACGAAGAAAAACCAAAGAAAGCATTTGACGGATTTAAATTCTGATATGGGACTTACTACTCGTAACCTACAATCATCAATTGTGGTAGGTGAAACACCTTACTATTATGAAGTGAAATTGAACAATCACCCTAATGGATTGACACAACTCCATTGTGGTAGTAAAATAGATCGGGATAGAATTATTGAAATGTATCCTGGTTCTACATGGCAAAAGATTTATTTGCCTTATTCACCTCAAACTATTGATGTTCCACACGTTGTAGTGGCACCTGATTTAGAGCTGCCAATGCAACAAATTTTACCCGAAAGCGATTTACAACCTTTAGAACTATGAACATTGATCCTCAAAAATATATTGAATTTGTTTCTAAGACAACAAGTAAACCAAGCACTTACTTTGAAGAATTAGTAACACGTCTTGCTGAACTAGAAGCAACTGGTGCTGATGTTCCTAAACTGACCACTGCTGCTTTTGGTATCACTGCAGAAGCAGGTGAGTTTGCTGAAATCGTCAAGAAGATTTTCCTTCAAGGTAAACCATATGATGAAGCAAATATTATTCATATGAAGAAAGAACTTGGTGATATTATGTGGTATATCGCACAAGCATGTATGGCGCTTGATACTAACTTTGAAGAATTGATGCGGATCAATTATGATAAGTTGAGTGCCCGTTATCCTGAAGGTGCGTTTGATGTGTATTATTCTGAAAATCGTAAGGAGGGAGACCTGTGAAATTAAAAATTACACTTGAAGATTATCAAAAAGCTGGTGAAGAATTTTGGCCAAAGTATTGGTCTGTTGGCAAAGAATTAGGTGAAACTGCAAAACCAGAAGAAGTTTTGAAAGTTATGGAATCGTTTGCTGCTGTGGCCATGAAACATAGTGTAGAAGATACGTTTGGTCCATTTGTATTTAATAAAAGGAAGGATTAGGGGGGGGGGGGAAGTTATAATTAGTGCAACTAATTTATGATATACAGAGATTATTTTCTATGATTGTCATGCTATTCAGTATGTGTAATAGTAATGACTTTAATAGAAAAGCTTGCCTAAAAGAATTACCACCTCAAATTATTCCTACTTTACGAGAGGCATGGGAACTTAAAACAAAAAAACGTATTCCATATCAAAATGAGAAGGAAAAATTAAAGGATATAAATATATAAAAGTAATGTGTAAGGAAGATGTCTTCAGCAATGCGTAACTTTATGGAGGCGTATCACGCAGTCCATAACCCTGATGCTAAAGAAGAGTTTTATTCAAAGAAAGATGAACTCAGTGAGATGGATTTCTCACTTATTAATCAAGATGAACTTGATGAAATTGCAGAAGAAGCACTTGAGGAAATGTTCTCTGAAGGTTTCACTGTAAGTGAAGCAGAACTTGTCTTTGAAGATATCATTACTGAAGCAAAAGTATCATACGGACACGATACAGAGTCCCCTAGAGCACAAAAAGTGAAGGCAATGAAGTCTTCACTGAAAGGAGCAATTGATAAAGTAAAAGGTAAAGCATCTAAGGGTGCTGTAAAGGGGTATCAAGCATATCGTGATGCTAAGACATCCGCAGCAGATAAGGCAAGAAGAACTGCACAAACTGCTAAGAATATGGGTGCTCAGACAGCAAGGAAAGCATCTGATGCAAAGGCAAAAATTAAGTCTGGTCTGAAAGGAATGATCGGAAAAGCAGCAGAAAGAGTTGCTTCCGGTGCTTCTAATATTGCTAAAAGAATGAGTGAAGGTGTTCGAGATATGGACCCTGAGAAGGGCACCAAAGAACGCAAGGCACGTCTTGAGAAAAAGCGTGGTATGAAGATGGATGACCATCCTCAGTACAAGAAAGAAGAAGTTGAGCAGGTTGATGAGGCAGATTCTTTAGCAGCAATGCAAGCAAGAAGA